GATAGTTTAATTTGGTCTTTTAAAGTCTGCGCAATTGCAAGTCCCAATTTTGGAGGAACTGCATTCCCAAGTTGGACAAGTATTTGACTCTTTGATCCTTCGAATATGAAGTCATCTTCGAATGACTGAAGTCTTGCTAATTCTCGAGGTGTCATAAATCTGTTTTTTTTATAATGTAGAAACACTCCTCCATGATTTTCTTTTACAGTTCGACTGGGTTCGTTCGGAGGGCATTTAAAATAAGCGTCTGAAAAACCTCCATAAACAGAACTTCCTATTCGAGTTTTTTTTATTTTTTTTTGAAAATCTTTACCACTCTTTGTAAATATATGGCTAAACTCTGTGTCTTCGGGAATATCTTTTAAATCATCAATAGCTTCTTTAACCGTCATCCAGTCTTTGTAATTACTTTTAAAGAGTTCCAGATTATTGTGAGTTGATTTTTCCTTGTAAGTTGGCTCAGGAAAATTAACTGGGTAACCACCTAATCCACCAATTATTATTACTCTTTGTCTTTTTTGTGGGACTCCATAGTTGGCTGCATTTAAAACCTTTATATGAACATCATAACCTAGTCTCGAAAATCTTTTTTTTATTACTTCAGTAACATTAATTCTTAAGCTAGAAGTTAATTTTCTTTCATTGTTTAGATCAATTTTAATTTTATCTAATTCAATTTTATTGGATTTGGTAAATTTTATTTTTGAGGTATTTTTTGACTGTTTGCGCTTAAGAAGTAGTTCAATTTTTTTGCCTTCGAGTCTTTTTATTTTATCTAATTTTTTTTTGTCTTTTTCACTCAATCTAGTTCTATCATGTTCCATTGACAATAAACCTTTAACGTTCTCCATAACAAAATACTTAGGCTTTACAGCTTTTACTATTTTTACATAATCCTCAAATAATTTACCTCTTGGGTCATCAACGTCTCTAGATCCAGCCATACTATATGCCTGACAAGGAGGACCACCGATTATTACATCTGATCCTTTTCCATATTTTATGATTTCATCTCGTATTTTTTTTTGACTAATGTCTCCTAGGACAAATCTTGAATCTTTATTATTTCTGATGAAAGTACTCCCAGCCGGTTTCCAAATGTCATTTGAAACAGATGTGGTAAACCCTGCTTGTTTAAAGCCTTCATTAAGCCCCCCACAGCCAGAGAAAAGATCAATTACTTTAAGTTTTTTTTTATTTATAGTTTTCACTTGGATGTCGTCATTTCAAACTTATCAATATTCCTTCCATAAAATATCTCCTATTCTTGGAGTATATATAATTTCCAAAAAAAAATCAAAAAAGTCAAAATAATATTTGACATCACACCAGTTCACATATATTTATTCAAATCAGGTTACATGCAATTAAATTTATTAATATTTAAAGGCGAGGGTTTTAAGTAGATTCCGAGCATGTAAACCCCAGTTTCTTAAACCCCTCGTCTTACATTAAGGAGGAAAATATATGAACATCAGTAACTTAACGACTGAATTACTAGACCAATATAAAGACGATCCATCTAAAGCTGCGGATCATCTATCTGATTCTGATCTTTCAGAACTACAAGCAATGTTGAAACATGCAAGTGATTTCAATAAAGGCAGAATTGAGATATTGCAAAAAGCAATGTACTCAAAATATGGTAAACAAGCCGATCAAATAAGGGAAGCTAAGAATAGTAAAGGGCAAGTATCCTGGAACTCTCTTGAAAATCCACTTTTATCTATATCTTCTACTAGTCCTATTACTACTAAATGGGATAGTAAAGCATTTTGGGATGCTGTATTTAATACAATCCCAGAAGAACATAGAAATTTGATGGTTTCAGATTTATTAAAACTAGGAGTAGACATTAAAATTAATGTTTCAGATAGTAATTGGCTTAAAATTAAGGCTGGAGATACTGAATTACATCAAGCAGCTAAAAAATTACTAGAACCTTTTAGAACTGTAGAGCCAAAGAAACCTAGTTTTGCAGTTAAAATTAAAAAAACAAAGGAGGAATAATAATGACTGGCTATTCAATTATAACACCTGACCAAAGAGCAGCACATCTGGCGACACAAGGACCGAAGATTCTGTTAACTGGTCAATTTGGGGTAGGAAAGACTTACACTATAAGAACTATTCCAAAAGAAATGAAAACGATTGTACTAGACATTGAGAGTGGTCTAATGACTGTGAATCAATGGATGAGAACTCAAGAAGGATCTCATGTACAAACAATAAGAATCGAAACATACGAAGACTTTGAAGATATAACTGTTCTAGCGTGTGGACCAGATAAGTCCGCATCACCAGACAGTCCTATGTCACAAGTCCACCATGACCAGGTCATGCAAAGACGTGCATCGGCTGGGATAAATGTTGAGGCTGAAAAGAAAATGTTTCAAGATGCAGATATATTCTTTATAGATAGTGTATCTGATTTAACAAAACTAGCATTTGCTAAAGCTAAAAAAGAAGAAACAACCAACAATCTTATGCGTGTCTACGGCAACATGGGACAATGGGTGTTGAGTGCTCTTAGGCATTGGCAACATAATCATACAAAAACAGTCATATTCGCTTGTAAACTTAGTCAAGAGGAAGATGATATGGGACGAAAGTCTTGGGTTATTGAAACTGAGGGTAGGAAGATCAAGAATGAACTTCCAGGAATCGTGGATGAAGTAATAACACTTGCAGATATACAACAACGAGGTGAAAACGGAGTTGTTACTGGTAGTTTCAAAGCATTTGTATGTACTAGCCCCAACCCTGGGGGATATCTGGCTAAAGATAGGTCAGGTCGCTTGGCGGGAATTGAACAGCCGCATTGGGGAAACTTGTTCAAAAAAATGCGTGGAAACGGAACAGAAGTAACAAACACTACTGCTCCTGTTGCCCCTCAACCAAAGAAGGATATAGTTAATAATGAATAATACCTTTAATACTGACTTTAGTAAAGCGAAGTTGACCGCACACTCGGAGTCACATAACCAATTTCTTAAAGACAATAAAGTAGATTTATCGTCTGGTAATGATAACCAAGCACTACCAGATGGAACTGCTGCTGTCTTAGGAATTGCAGTCAACACTCGCTTCGTACAAAAGAAAGCGGAAGAAAATAGACCTACTAATAATGGCCAGGTTTATTTATCACCTAAAGGGATGTGGACTGTTCCATTTATTATGACTGTAATAAGTCATCATGGAGCAAAATTTATCTCTAAATGGTATCCAGTACAAAGCGAAATACAATCCGCACCAACACTTGAGCAATATAATGCCCTACAAGGTAATGAACGATTTAACCAAATTAATATAGACATTATGGAGGCTCAAGATAAACAAGCTGCCTATGCAAAATTGTATAAAGGTCAAATGACAAGTCTGAAAATGAATGAGAATTTTATTCCAGATGTTATACAAGCTGCAAAAGGAATCGCTTGGAATGATACAACCGCACCAGAATTTAATCTAGGTGAAAATATGTTTCATACTTTAGATGGAATGGCTTTCCCAGCTATCTTAAAACTTAATAAAGATACTGGATATGGTGAGAGTAATGATATTAAATCAATTATTCTTCCATTTGATAATGCTGGTCAGCCAAACCCAGAGTATCCAGCAGTAATGGGAACTCGATTAGAGGGTAGACAACCTTGGGTTCCTGGAAATGATGGTGAATCATTTAATACAAATGCATTTGATAATCAAAATGCAAATGTAAGCGAAGCACAACCACAATCACAAGAATTAGATAAAGGTTTTGCAGCTCCAGCTTGGAGTACTAACTAAAATATAAGAGGGCTAGTGTTTAATTAGTGGGGTTATTGTTCATTTTCCCACCTCCTTTCTACTAGCCCTCGCAACATCGAAGAGGAACATTGATGGGCAAACTAATAAATTTTAAAAAAGAAAAAAATAAACGGATTAAGAAAAAAGCCGAAAGTGAAGTTAAAGATTTTCTATCCAATGTTGGAGTAACTCTCGAAAATATAGATTTTGCAGCAGATTCAAAATTAATAGACTCAATTCCAAAAAATGGATCGGCTGATTTAGATATTGAATTCACATTAGATGTAGAGGTGGACGAATGATACTTCGTCCTCGACAAGAAGAATCAGTTTCAAAATGCATTAACGCATTGAATTCAAAAGGGAATACCCTTTTAGTAGCAGCTACTGGTTATGGTAAAACAGTAGTCACATCAGATATTATTGGCAAATTAAATGCTGAAAGAACATTAGTAATTCAACATAGAGATGAATTAACAAATCAAAATCTTTGTACATTTTCAAAAATAAATCCAGAAGTTGAAACAAGTATAGTTAATGGAGATAATAAAGATTATTCTGGACAAACAATTTTCTCAATGGCCCAAACATTAAGTCGTATAAAAAATTTACAAGAACTCCCACCAATAGATTTGTGTGTTATTGACGAAGCACACCATGCAGTTTCAGATAGTTATTTAAGAATTATAAATTACGCAAAAGAAAACAACCCAAATTTAAAAGTATTTGGTGTAACCGCTACGCCTAATAGAGGTGATGGAAAAAATTTAAGTAAGGTTTGGGACAACTGTGCTGACCAGGTTCATATTGGTGAGTTAATTATGTCTGGTCTTTTGGTCCCACCAACAACATATCAAATTGATCTTGGAATTAATGATCGTTTAAAAGAAGTGAAACAAACTTTAAATGATTTTAACATGACGGATGTTGAAGAAATTATGAACAAACAAATTCATAATAAATCAGTTGTAAATCATTGGAAGAAAAAAGCTGGTGATCGTAAAACGATTATATTTTGTTCTACAGTTAAACATGGTGAAAGTGTATTGTCGGCTTTCTTAGATGAAAACATAACGGCTGCATTAATAACTGGAGATACATCTGAGGAAGATAGGAAAGAAGTTTATAGTAATTATGATTATGGGAATATCCAAGTCTTAATTAGTATAATGGTTTTGACTGAGGGGTTCGACAGTCAGCCGACAAGTTGTGTAGTTTTACTTAGACCTTCATCTTATAAATCAACAATGATTCAAATGATTGGTAGAGGGTTAAGAGTTGTAGATCAAGAGAAATTTCCAGGAGTGGATAAAAGAGATTGTATCGTGTTAGATTTCGGCATTAGTTCCTCCTTACATGGTACATTGGAGCAAGAGGTTAATCTACTTGCCGAAAAAGATACTCGTCAAAAATCTTCAAACCCGTTTAAGATTTGTCCCGAGTGTTCGGTGGATGTCCCTCTTGCTTCGTTAAATTGTCCTTTTTGTGGATATGATTTTGATTCTAAAAGAATTCAATATATGAACAAAGAAATTGTAGTCGATTTTGAAATGAAAGAAATTGATCTATTAAAAAAATCTCCTTTCCTTTGGGTAGATTTATTTAATCAACAAGACACTTTTATGGCTGCTGGGTTTAATTGTTTCTCAATGATGTTGCGTGTGAGTGAACAAGATTGGGTGGCAATTGGACAAAAAGAGGGAAGACAAGCAAAAAAATTATATATCGGTGAAAGACTCCACGCATTAGCAGTAGCTAATGATTTTATGTGTCGTTATGAAATGAGTGATGCATCAAGAAAAACTAAAAGATGGTTAAAAGAAAGACCGACATTAAAACAACACGAGGTATTAGATAATAAATATAAATTTGATTTTTCAATAACAAAATACAAAGCAACGGCTCTTATTAAATGGAAATTTCATGGCTCTTTGATAAAAGACATTGCTATCTTAGAGAGAAGAAAAGTTGCTTAATGGCAAAAAGAGGAAGAAAAGTACCATGGAGAATAAAAAAAAGAGTATTAGAGAAAAAAGTAAAAATGTTAGACCATAGATTTAAAGAAGCAGTAATCACATTCCAAGGAGTAATACACTCTTTGTTGAAAAGAACTACTGACGAGGAAATTAAACCCTTGTTGAATGCTGCATTAACAGATCACCCTTATCGAACTGATATTCTCGTTAGAAAAATAATTAAAGATAGAAAGATAACTGGTGAATGTTTAATTTGTGCAATTAATTGTTATGGAACAGAAGCAATGCCTAGAAAAGTTTCATTCCCTTGTGGTTTATATCAATGTCCGTTTGAAAAAGAGAGAATAAAAAAGAAAGTATCAATCGAAGAAGCATTAGAAACATTAACACAAGCAAAAAAGGATTATCTCTATGAATAAAATATATCAAAGAATACAACACATATTAGATTTTGGTATCGACATTGTATTGGGGGCGAGACAAGAACAAAATGGTGATGTCAAACGCAACCATGAAAATATTGCAAGGATGTGGAATGCTTTTCTATATCATAAACTTAAAGACGGACAAAAAATAACTGGATCAGACGCAGCTTCTTTAATGGGTTTATTAAAAGTAGCAAGAACACTATCCGGGGGGTTCAATCTCGATGATTATATAGATGGTGCGACATATCATGCAATATCTGGGGCTTTAAAAGAAGATGAAGTCGAAATTAAATTTAACGAACAAGGAAACTTAGAATCTAAATGAAAGGAAAAAATGTTATGGTAGAAACAAAATATGAATATAAGGAAGATGGAGCATTGTATAATATTAAGACTTTAATGACTGATATTAAACAAAAAAACATCCAAATAGACGAGTATCTAAAAAAAATATCTGAACTAAAGGGTGAAAATTTAAAAATGAAAAATGATCTTCAATTGTTTGAAAGACAAGTTGTTGAAGAACAAAAAGCAAGATACCAATCTTATGATCGAGTTGGTCATTTAATAAAAAACCAATCTGTTTTCATCAGACCATGTTTGAATTGGATCAGGAGGTATAAGTTTTGGTAAACTTTAGAACAAATTTTGCTGCAACTCCTGGCGAACTTTTTAATAAAAGAGTTGGCAATACTATTGACGCTGCATTAGAGAGGCAAAACAAAGAAACAAAGTCTAGGAAGTATCTTGGCCCATCATCAATTGGTCGTGAATGTATGCGCCAAGTCCAATATGGATATATGGGGCAACCTAAAGATTATGATTTTAAAGGTAGGACTTTAAGAATTTTTGATTTTGGGCATAAGTCAGAAGAGTTGATGTCTGACTGGATGAAAAAAGGTGGGATTATTTTAGAAGATTACAATCCTAAAACTGGAAAGCAATGGGAATTTGAAATCCAAGTTGGGAAAGAGGGGAAAGTTGCTGGTCATTGTGATGGAATTATTAAAGGCTTAAAAGACTGGGTCCCAGAAAAAGAAGTTATTGAAAAATATATGCATGGCTTTCCTTGTTTGTGGGAAGCAAAGTCTATGAACAATAGTAAATGGAATACTTATAGAAAGAACGGAGTGCGTGAAAGTCATTTTGAATATTATGTTCAAGTGCAACTTTATATGGCGTTTATGAAATTAACTGACAACCTTTGTTGGTTCACCGCAGTAAATAAAGACACAGCAGAACTACATCACGAATTTATTGGTTATGATTCTGAAATTGCTCAACAGTATTCTGATCGAGCCTATGAAATTATTATGGCAACCGAAAGAGATGAGTTATTACCGAGAGCCTTTGATGATCCATCTTATTTTAAATGTAAATGGTGTGATTACCGGGATACTTGTTGGGGGAAAAAGTGAGAGTTAGAGAAAAAGAATTATATGTAGGTATCTCAGAAATCAGAGATTTTATGGCAGCTCTTGGAATACAAAGAGGGTTTGAGCAAGACACAATTAGAAGAAAAATAAGCAAAGGAAAATTTAAAGTGCCTTTTGTTTGTGTTGGTCTAACAAAATATTTTTTAAAAAAAGATTTAATTAAATGGCTGGAGGGACAATCTAAATGAATAAAAAAATAGAAAGCATAATAGTTAACGTATTAATTGGTCTGTTTTGTTTTATAGCTATATTTGTATTGGGGTTAATAATATGAATAAAAAGTATAAACCATTACCAGATAATTTAAAAATAGCGTGTTCAAAAATTCATGGGCACGGCATATTTGCTACTGAAAATATTTCACAAGGAGATGTAATAGGTCGTAGTCATGTTGAGGGTATTGATGAACTTATCAGAACACCTTTAGGTGGCTATGTTAATCATTCAGATGAACCTAATTGTATTAGAGAAAGAGTAGGTAGTGAACATTTTTTAGTCGCAAAAAGATTAATCAAAGATGGAGAAGAATTAACAATTAAATATAAATGGTATCAAGTATAAATGAGTGAACTTTTAATAAGATGGAGATTTTATAAATTTCTTTGCAAATTTTTAACAACAAAACAAAAGGAGAAAAAATGACAAACGCCCAAAAAAAATATGGATATCTATATTCTGAGTTTGCAGAAGCCAGAAAACTTGAAGATGAATTAAAACCATACAATGTAGAAGATGAGAAAAAATTGTGGAAAGCATGGATGGATGGAGGTAAAGTAAATATTTTCACCTATGATGATAGACAATTTCAACGAACAGCAAGGAATTTTAAATCAAAAAATGGTAGAGGTAAAAATCAAAAATCCGATTGGACTTCTTATTACCAGGAAGTTTTTGAAGATGGAACTTTTGGTGACAAAATTATTGAACAAATTTCACCATATGATTATTACCATTCTTTTTTAGATGGGGATAAAGATGATTAAAAATTGTATACATTGCGGAGGTGAATTTCACATTACAAAGCACCAAAGAACAAAACAGTATTGTAGTGATTTATGTAAGCCAACATTTAAACCTAATTACGGAAAAGCAATCGGAAGACCGAAGAAAAAAAGTATGGTTTGCCCAGGTGCTAGTCTATGAAAACCTTTTGGAAGAAAAAAGAAAAAAATAAAATGTTCCTCTTCGATAAGGATAACATAAAAGATCCTGATCCAACAGACTTAACAGTTGATAATGCTTATAAGACTAGATGGGTTTGGTATCACACTTTCATGGCTTTAGAACTTTTAATTATAATCATTTTACTTATAGGGATATTAATTAAAATATGATCGATCAAGATACAGAAAAATTTCGTAGACATGGTATCACACAAAAATGTATACATGAAACAGGCAGATATTATGTCAATACACAATATCAAAAAGATTTTTCTTTGTGGTCAGTAAGAATTTTTCATAAGTATCAAGAGGATATTAATAATAAAGGATCTTATATGGCGGTGTTCTCAGCGTATCTAACTGAAATGATACAAAAATATCCAGGGGATGCAAAAAGAGGATTAAAAGAATGTTCCGAAAGAGAACTTAGAAGAAGTGACGGAAAACCAATGACTATTGTTGGTGTAGTCGCTGATCATTTATTGGAAGATTATTACATGGAGAAACCTTTATGATAAAAAAAATAGACAACCCAATACCAGACGAGGCGAAAATAAAAATTATGATTAATTCTGGAGATGGTGTGAAAAGAATGTTTGAGGCAATGCAAAAAGATGTGCAACCAATAATCGAAGAATATTCCTCTAAAGCAATAAGTCGAGAAGAAGAGTTTTTACTTAAAATAGATATTTTAGGACACCTACATTGTGCACTAGTTGAACAAATAAGAGATGTGTTTAAAGAATTTCAATTACCTAAAGAGGCATTTGATGAGTTTATAAAAAATAACCTAAGATTAGCTTTGATGCCAAAAATACCACCAAAAGGGCGAAATTGACAAAAAAAGAGGCTCAAATATGCACGAGGATGCAAACTTTTGATGGTAGTGATACCACGGCATATGGAGAAAATGTATAAATGATGGAAAATTTTAGAACAGATTTTAGTGTAGGCACAAAGATTGATAAGGACGCAATCGCAGTATATCTGAAAACTGTTTTTGGTTATTGTGATGGTTTTATCCCAGTCCGTATGTTTATGGAAAAAGGGGCAACCGGGAATCAATATCAACAACTACATTGGATACCGACAACAAACCTTGAAGGAATGATGCAACAATTAAGACCATTAGTTGAACGAGGAAGAAATTTTAAGATGGGAGTTTATGTAATCCCAGGTACAACTACTGAACGCAATCAAGGTAAAGCAGCAGACATTATTAATTATCCTTGTTTTATTGTAGACATTGATAGTGGAGATATTGAATCAACTAAAAATTATATTATCGCACAGTTAGGGCAACCAACTCTTGAAATATATAGTGGTGGTAAAACGGAAGATAATTCTTATAAACGACATTTGTATTGGAAGTTAACAGAAGCTGCGGAGGGTACTGATATTAAAAGATTAACATCAGCACAAAAATTAGCTGCGCAAAAGATAGGATCTGATCCAAGTTTTGGCTCACCTCACCAACCTATTCGTTTACCAGGAAGTGTTCATCAAAAAAATAATAAAGCATCACAAGTTAGGATCGCTAGTTTTTCTAAGATGGAATATGACATTGAAGAAATTATCGAAAGTGTCGAAAGCATGGAAATAATGCCTGGAATAGATATCAGTCCAGAAAAATTAACAGATAAAAAAACACCAATGGAGGAAATGTATAAGGAACAAGTTTACGAGGGGGCAGAAGCAGGCGAAACAAGATTTGAAGCAATGGGAAGAGCAATCGGCTGGAGTTTAACTAGGCATTTTGAGGGGCATTGGACACTCGAAGAGACGTGGAATGATGTTGTTGGGTATAACCAAACAAAAGTCAACCCCC